CAGTACCTATTGAGCATATTCTTTATGCTCAGTTTATCAAATACGATAAATTAAATAAACTATTTACAGAATACTATAAAAACAAACCAATTCCTAAATGGATTAATATCTATATAGACGTGTATCAGGTATTGCTTCCTATATTTAGTTTCTATAAAGTAACTAATCCTTACAATATAACCGCATGTATAGCTAACCTAGCTATACACTATAAATCATTCTTTAGAAAAGCTGGAATAGATAGCTTTGTATTTTTATTATATTCTCCTACCACAGGAGCTGCTACTCAGCAAAGATTCTGTGTGGAGTATAATGAAAAGTATACTATGAGAATGATAAATAATAAAGAGGTATATGATATAGTAAATCAAAATATACCTCTTATTCAAATGCTCTGTCAGTATATAAATAATATATTTTTCAAGATGGGAACCGTAGAAACCTCTGTTATGGCTTATGATATGATCACTAAGTTTAAGAATAGACAAATCACTGCCCCGTCTTTATTTATAACCTCATCTCAATATGCATTCCAATTACCATCTAAAGTACAAGATCTTATCATGCTTTATAAAAAGAAACCAGCTCCTGGTAGTATAGAAGATCCTTCTTATTTGGTAACTCAAGAAACTGCATTAGATTCATATATTGCAGAAATTAAAAAACAAAGAATAGAAAAGTTTGAAGTAAATCAATCTTGGCTATCAGGATTTATGACTTTATCTGGTATTCCTAAAAGAAATCTTAAATCTTTATTTAACTATAAACAATCACTGAAGATATTAAAGAGTATAGATGAGCAGTTTGATCAAGCTACTCCTGATTCTTTATTCAATGTAGCCTCCAAGCTATATCCAAGCAAAGGATTAAATTCTCATTCTTATGATGAGATAGTTAATAGATTTAGATGTATTGATTTAGATTACCAATTGTATATGTATAGAACTATGCCTGAAGCTATAGATACTGTATTCTTAGAACAAGTAGAAGATCCTGAAGCTCTTAAGAACATTAATGATCAATACTTCTCACAAAATCCAATCTTACTTGAAAAGCTTTAATAATCAAAATATATTTGGGTAGAGTCATAATGACTCTACCCTTTATTTTTTTTTATCTTTTAATCATTTGAGCCATATCACTCATGGATTTAGTACCTAATTCTTTTCTAATAGTAGTCTTTTTAGAAACTTTGGATGTAGTAATACCTTTACCTTCATCAGATACTACGTTTACATTATTATTCAATGAATCTGCTTTATTACTATTAGAATTATTATACCAATCTTGTTTAGTTGTCTTATTATCATTAGCTGTAGTTTTATTAGCATCAGCTGCTTTTTCATTATTAGGAACTTCTAGTATTTTAGAGAAGTTCATCATAGTGATACATCTAAAATTATCAGCTTCTCTAGTATAGATTTCTGTTTTCTTGTTTAATAAGAAAATACCATCCTTATCAGAATGAGCTGCATAGTTCTTTACTACATATTTCTTATTAGGAGTAAATACAGATGGATCTAAGTCGTATTTATTTACAGTAAGCTTATTGATTTGATTTTCCAATTCTGACTTGTAATTCTTTACTTCATTTGGATTATCGTTCTTTGTAACGATAATTTTAGTACCTAGTCTACTATCCCCAAAGGAACCACCTAGATTTACGTCAGATTCAAAACTGCCTACTCCCAATTGACCTATGCCGGTTAAATCTGTAACGCTATCTAAATTATTTTTTAATAATTGTAGATCTGCTTGGTTCATAAAACCGCCAGAAGCCATGTATTTACCTGCAGCTGATAATTTATTGTAAATGGATTCTCCAGTAAAAGAAATAGCAGATACATCTGTTACTAATGAAACGAATTTACTCTTAATATCACAAGATAATATATCATTGAAACTTGGGAAGAAGGATAATAGATTCTTAGCAAACCCAGTAATGAATGATGTAATATTTTTTAGACTACCAACAACACCTTTTACAGTATTTACATAACCTTGCATCTCATGAACATTCTCCATCAATTTAGATGCATTTATAAATAAGTCTTCAAAGTGAGTATGAGTACTAGAGTCAGTAAATACTGAACTGTATTTATCATATACTGGTTTAATCTTATTTACAAACCCAATTGCCTTATCAGCAATAGATCCAATCTTATCCATTGTGCTATCGAATGCATCAGTTTGAGAGAAGATCTTAGATTGAGAATGAGAAGATGCAGAATATGAAGAAGAGTTAATTTTAGATACAGAATTCTTAGTAGCTTCTATTACATCTTGAACATTGATTTCTGTAACAGAATTCAAATAGTTATCTAAATATTCTGAGTCATAGAATACTGGAGATATCTTCTTGATATTCTTTTCAAATGATTGACTCATTTGGGTTAATCTTTCATATTGCTTATTAAACCCAAGAATACCATTTCCAAGAAATTTACTAGTAATAGATTTAAAAGCACTTTGCACTACTGGTACGTTTATAGTAACTTTGCCAGGTTTAGCAGGAACAGAAGTTGGAAAACCAGATGCTTGTTGCATAACTGTCTGAGTTAATTTGTTTTGATATTCATTTAACTCTTTAGCTTTATTAAGCACATTGTTTTTAAATATATCATTCCAATGATTAAGTTTCTCCGGAACATTACCCATCTTCTTAATCATCTTTTTAATCATTACTTTAAATTTCTCTACTATACGATCAATGTATGCTTTTGTTTTAGCAATATTATCATAGCTTAAAATACTATTATCTTTTGATGGATTAATAATAGCATCAAACTTATTGATTACCTTTGCTACATCATGGTTGATCTTATAAGCAGTTTCAGTTACAGATAAATCTATATAATAATGATTTCTTTCTGTATCTATATTCATACCTTGATTAGCAGTATTAGGATCTGTAGTTTCTCTAATATTAAATATAACGTCATTAAAGCGTTCATTCTTCATAGGAACACCTTTACCAGATTTAGATATTAGGTAAGTACAGAATGGCTCATCTATAAAGAATTGATATTTAGTTGGATAGAATACTTCTACTGAATTTAAATATGCTACTAAAGAAACTAATGTATCCGTTGGTGGGATGATAAGCTGTTGTTGAACTCTATTATATTGGAAAGGTTCTATTAAGAGGTGAAGATTGCTCATATATGAACTTAAGATATTCATCATATGAGTATCCATCATAGTAGTATTTGCTACAGTCTTATTAGCATCGATACATTTCTTACTCATCAAACCAAGATATGCTTCTCTATACACATCTTGTTTATCCTTACCACCTTCATCTTTTTCTTTATAATCTAATTCTTTATAATAGTTTATATCATTAGATACAAAGATAGAGAACTCATCTTCTATATAAGATTCTACAGTAGGAGTTTCTAATTCTTGATTAGTATCATACTTATCTATTTTTAAATACATTGTAGCGGTTTTAGCATTAGCAATAATCTTATCAAAAAGATTCTTGTCTAAATTAACGTGTGCTAACATTGTAGGCATATTCTTATTTTCATAATCACTAATACGGATTATATTTTTAAAGTTCTCAGGTCTAATTATAAGACCATCTGATTTCTCTCCAGGAATTAATACTTTGCCTGAGACCTTGAAGTTCCATTGTTGCATTATAATCTGACCTCCATTTTATATTATCAGAGTGTCATCATATTTAAACACAAGGAGATGAGAAGAGCTATTACGGCTCTTCTCATTTAATTATTATCTATCGCGTAATTCGTTTTTTCTAGCAGCTCTAGCTTTATTTAATTTAG